ATGGCTAAAGGTTATGAGTATGGCGGGGCTATTTCTGATGCAGACCTTGATAGCGTAAGAGCCATTTTGTCTCCTGGAACATTTAAAACATATAGGGGCAATTCTTTGTCTGACAGGGACATTGAAATGGTGCGCGAAATGTTCAGAAACAAAGGTGAAGATGGAAGAAGTATTTCAGACAGAGACATTCAGGCTGTAAGGCGTGCCTTTGGCAACAAAGTAAAGCGTTACGAAAACGGCGGCTGTGTAATGAAAGGTCGTGGCGGCAAATTCAAGGGAATTTCGTAAGCGGGAGTATTTCTAATGGCAAACAATGATGGCGGTCTTATTGGGGCTTTGTTTTCTCAAACAGATAGAGGAAAGTCTATATCTGGTGTAGATTATGAAATCCGTAAAGATAAAAACGGAAATGATGTCGTTTATAAAAAGGGCACCAATATTTATATTGGACGCGCCGACAAAGTGTTTGATAATAAGAAATATGGCGGCGCAGTTAAAGGGTACACAAACGGCGGTTGTGTAATGAAGGGTCGCGGTGGAAAGTTTAAAGGAATTTCGTGATGGCAAACGGTGAAGATTATTTAAAAAAAGCAATGCTGCAGATTGCAGCTCAAGCTAATATTCGCGCACCAGAAGAAAGGGTTCGCCAAAATAGAGCCGCTCGCAAGGCTATGGATACCCGAACAGCTATATCAAAGGGCGACCTTTTGCCTTTGGCAGAGTTTTTTCGTGCTAAACCGCAGAAAAAGAATAAGGGCGGTGAGATTGTTAAAATGGAACATGGCGGTGAAGTTTGTAGAGGAATGGGTTCCGCTATTCGTGGCGGAAAGTTTACAGGAGTAAAGTAAAATGCCTAAAAATCAGAAATTATCCGCAACAGACGAGGCCATTCTGAGAATGGAGCCTGCCGCCAATGCGATGAAACAGCGTCAGCTTGAAAGGCAAAGAGCCACCAACAGACGCCTGAGACAGGAAATGGAAGATATTCGTTCAGGTAAAGCACGCAATCCAATGACTGAAGCTTTTCTTGCAATCATTGGAAAAGAAGATGGCGGTGAAATTAAAAAGCCTGGCATTGGTTTTAAGCCTATGGATATGGGTGGCGACATCCTGAATTCATATCTTGAAGGTATTGGTAACAGCAAGGACACCACTGTTAAGGGTGGCGGCAAGAAGCCGAAGCCTGTAAAAAAGGCGATGGGTGGGTATGTATCTCCTCGCAAAGCGCAGGGCATGATGAATGGCGGCGCCGTGAAAGGAGGGAAAAGATGAGCAACGAATATAATGAAGCCATTCTTGAGCAATTGTTTGAAGAGGGCTTGGAGCTATACAAAGGCAATGAGAAAAAAGCCGAGAAGTATGCTCGCAAGCGGTTTGAAGATATGCCAGAGCCTGATTACAAAAACAAAGGCGGTGCAGCTGGATTTCCCGACCTTACTGGAGATGGTAAAGTTACCCGCAAGGATATACTCAAAGGTCGCGGCGTTGAAGGTTTTAAATATGGCGGTAAAGTGGCTAAAATGGAGTCTGGTGGCGCTGTTTGTCGCGGCATGGGTTCTGCTTTGCGCGGTGGCAAGTTCGTTGGGGTAAGATAGGCAAGACAATGGACGATAAGATTGACGGCTTAACACCTAGACAGATTTTGATTAAAGGCACTACACAGGGCGTTGGTAGCCTTACTAATGCTCAGTATGAGAATTACAATCTTCAGATTGATAATCAAAGAAAAGGTGTACCAAATTACAGTAAGGCTCCGAAGAAATACTCTTCTGGTGGCGCTGTAAGAGGTATGGGAGCCGCAATCAAAGGCAGTGGATTTAAAGGAGTATTCTGATGTCTGTTATCCGCATTGAAATCGACATGAATAGCATCGAGGACATGGTTCCTGGTTGGGGCGATGGCGATGACGATAATTTTGTATGTCCTGTTGCCACACAAGACGAAAATATCAATGCCGAAAACAAACAGGCTGCTGTAGATGAATATGCTTATGGCCCGACAACCGCGACATGGGAAAACAAGAACGCTCGTTGCGGCACTTGCTCGTATTTCAATCTTCGTTCGGCTATGCTTAATTGCATTTCAGAAGGCTTGGGGCTAGAAGAGGGCGTGGGATACTGCGACAAGCTTCATTTTGCATGTTCTATGGAGAAAATTTGTAATTTGTGGGAATTGGGCGTTCCTAAGACAGATGGTGACTTAGAAGACTATCCTTCTGATATGGGCAACCAAAGGGATATTCTATAATGAGGTTGGGGCGGGTTTTGGCAATGCTAGGGCACAGCCCTTCCGCTCTGGCTGGCGCGAGGGTTCCCTCCACCTTGCGCGCCGCTTTTCCCGTCCCAGCACTTTTATAAAAGAGGTAGAAAATGGCTATTGAAAAAGGTATTGGTGCTGGCGGTGATAACATCATCCCAATGATTCCAGAAGAGCAAATCGACATTGTTGAAATGGCGGCACAGCCAGGACAGGTAACAATGGACGATGGTTCTGTGCTTCTTGGAGATATTTCAGAAGAAATGATGATGGAAGAGGCTCCCGTAGATATTCCTTTTGACGCCAATTTAGTTGACTTTATGAACTCCGCTGACGCGATATCTATTGCCTCAGATTTGGTTGGTGATGTTGAAGAAGACATGGCCTCTCGCCAAGATTGGGAAGACACCTATAAAACAGGCATTGACTTGCTTGGCATGAAGTACGAAGACCGCTCTCAACCATTTGAGGGCGCTTCTGGTGTGGTTCATCCTTTGCTTGCTGAGTCTGTTACACAATTTCAGGCACAGGCTTACCGCGAATTGCTTCCTGCTGGTGGCCCTGTCCGCACTCAAGTAATTGGTGACGAGACTACTGATAAGCTTCAGCAGGCAGACCGTGTAAAGAATTACATGAATTACCAGATTACCTATGAAATGGAAGAATACGACCCTGAGTTAGACCAGATGCTATTCTACCTACCGCTAATAGGTAGTACCTTTAAGAAGATTTACTTCGACCCTCTTCTACAGAGAGCCGTTTCTAAGTTCGTTCACGCTGAAGATTTGGTTGTGCCTTACACAGCCACTGACTTAGCCTCTGCTACAAGAATTACGCATATAGTAAAAATGAGCCGCAATGAAATCCGTAAGCTTCAGCTTTCAGGTTTCTATGCCGACATTGATTTACCAGGAGAGGGATATGGTGATGAAGATTATTCAGAGGTTCAGGAGAGCATAGACGAGGTTCAGGGGATTAGTCCTTCAGGGTCTAGTGAAGATATTACGTTATACGAAGTACATACAAACTTGGATTTGCCAGGATTTGAAGATATGGACATGCAAGGTCAGGAAACTGGCTTAAAGCTTCCATATATTGTGACAATCTGTGAAAAGAATGGTGAAGTTCTTTCTATTCGCCGCAATTACGACCAGAATGACCCATTGCGGCGTCCTGTTCCTTATTTTGTCCACTATAAGTTTTTACCCGGTTTGGGTTTTTACGGCTTTGGGCTTACACACATGATTGGCGGCTTGTCCCAAGCGGCGACTAGCCTTTTACGGCAACTTATTGATGCTGGCACCCTGTCCAATCTCCCAGCAGGGTTCAAAGCACGAGGCGCCCGTATCCGTGATGAGGATGAGCCATTATCTCCTGGTGAATTCCGTGATATTGACGTTGCGGGTATGGACATCCGCCAATCACTTATGACATTGCCGTTTAAAGAGCCTTCACAGACGCTATATTCGCTTCTGGGTACGCTTGTTGACTCTGGGCGTAGGTTTGCGTCTATGGCGGATATGAAGGTGGGTGAGATGGGCGGAGAAACGCCTGTAGGCACCACTATGGCTATTATGGAGCGCGGCACAAAGGTTATGTCCGCTATTCATAAGCGTTTGCATTATTCTCAGAAAGTTGAGTTCAAGCTTCTGGCAAATGTATTTGCCCGTTTCATGGCGCCTATGTACCCATATGCGGTACCTGGTGCCCCGCCTGAAATAAAGGCAACCGATTTTGATGACCGCATTGATGTATTGCCTGTTTCAGACCCGAACATTTTCTCTATGTCGCAGCGCATTGCGCTTGCACAAACTGAATTACAGTTAGTTCAGTCAAATCCTGAGATTCACGGCAATGAGCGTGGATTGTATCAAGCGTACAGAAAAATGTACGAAGCGTTAGGAGTTACAAATGTTGATGCCATACTCCCTCCACCACCTGTACCGCAACCTACGAATCCAGCTAAAGAGAATCAAGAGGCAATGCGAGGCAAGTCTTTACAGGCTTTCCCAGAACAGAATCATCAGGCGCATATCGAGGCACATCTCGCAATTATCGCAACGCCTGTGGCACAGGCTAACGCAGCTATAGTTATGACTCTTCAGGGCCATATTCAGGAACATATTGGATTTATGGCTGAAGGTATGGCGCAGGAAGAAATTACCTCTAGCCTGACACCAGAAGATATTATGGCGCTTCAAGCCACACCAGAGGGCATGAAAGCTATTCAGGACGATATTGCTTCTCGCGCTTCTGAGCTAGTTGGTGAGCTTACAGAGCAATACGCACAAGCTGTAACGCCCCCACAACAGACTGACCCGCTTGTAGCTATCCGTCAGCAAGAATTGGCATTGCGTGAGGCTGATATTCAGCGCAAGGCTAAAGAAGCTGAAGATAAGGCACAGCTTGAGCGTGAAAAGGAATTGAATGACCAGATGGAGGCAAATGCCCGTCTGAGCATTCAAAAGGAGGCTCTGGATGAAAAAACCAGAGTTGCAGAAGAGCGTATTCAAACACAAAGGGATATTGCTGCTTTAAATAATATGACGAAGGGACTTTAAAATGTCAGCCAGTTCATTAAACCGTAAAGTTGCGGAGATAGAAAAAGCCAAGAAAGTGGAGCGTAGAAATGCCGCTATTAAAAGGTACGAGTCAGAAAACGATATCGTCAAACATATCGAAGTTGAGGAGCGAGGGGTACCCGCAGAGACAAGCGGTAGCGATAGCCCTGAACCAATCAAATCAGAGCGCCCAAAAGCCAAAGCCAAAAAAGCCGCAAAAAAAGCCAGTGGGTCTTCAAAAGGGTGGGTTGGTAAAAGGCTTCTCACCGATAGCTAGACCTCAGAGATTTCAAGGTGTGTTCTAATGACATATGCTATGGAGAGGATTCTGGCGTGGAAACTTTTGCCACGCGGAATGATGGGCGTGATGACTTGGATGTATATCGAAGTGTTGTACTGGTTTATGGCACTCAGCCCCGAAGCCATGACTTCTCAAGCGACAGCGCTAACTGCAACCGTGACGGGCGCCATGACAGGCGCCTTCGCCGTTTGGTTAGGGCATGAAAAGTAAATGCCTATAGAGCTTCAATATTGGCTGGTGTTCATGGTCACGCTAAACACCCTTATAAACGTGATTGTGTTCTTTAGACATAGGTTTAAAGGAAATGCCAAGAGTTAGTGAAAATACTGAAGTAGCCCTGCCGCTACGGAATATTATCAGCATGATTGCTGGTGCGTCCGTAGCTACATGGGCGTACTTTGGCATTATTGAGCGCCTCAACCAGATTGAGACTAATATCACTATGATGGATTCTGATGTCACACAAAATACAGATTTCCGTATTAAGTGGCCTCGCGGTGAAATGGGCGTACTGCCAGCAGATTCCGAACAATTTATGCTAATAGAGCATATTGCTGGAGAGCTAGAAAAGCTTGCCACAGAAATAGAAGAGGGCCGCGCTCCTTACGACCAACAACAAAAGCTTACTCTGGAATTTTATGAAAAGCGCATATCTAACTTAGAACAACGCCTAGAGGCGCTTCGCAATGGTGACTGAGTTAACATTCGTTTTATTACTTGTTATTTCAGGCGAGAGGTTAGAATTTACGCCGTATGATAACCTTTCTGAATGTCTTTCCACCAAGCGTAAAATTGAAAGAAAAGTGGGTCGCTATCAAAAGGACTTTAACAAGCGATGGACTTGTAAAGAGATGACAGTTAAAATGCAGGACGGGGCTATCTTAGAAATTATTGAATAGCTGGAGGGTTTGTTTGGAGTAAAGAATGGACCCCGCAACCGCGATAGCCATAGCCACTGCCAGCTTTAGCGCTCTTAAAAAGGGTTTCTCCCTTTCCAAAGATGTCTATTCTATGGCATCTGATATTGGCAAGTTTATGGACGCCATAGACTCCGTAAAAAATACCCACAAAGAAGAAAAGAAAAAATACGGCAGCGTTGGAGAAGAAGCGCTGCAAACATTCATGTCACATAAAAAAGCTCAAGAGATGGAAAATGAGCTTAGAAACTTTTTGATTGCCAACTATGGTCTAAACGCTTGGCAAGACGTTTTACGCATACAAGCGCAAATACGAAAACAAAGGATAGCTATGAAGGAAAAAAGAAAAAAGCAGATAGAGCAAGCTGTAGAAATAGCTTTCATAATTCTTGTTGGTACGGTAGGTTTACTTGGTATATATTTATTTGCTATGTACTTAAAAGGGTAGGAGATTCATATGCTACAAGCTTTAATAGGCCCAGCCACTGAGATAATTGGTAAGTTCATTGAGGACAAAGACCAAAAAAACAAGTTGGCGCATGAAATCGCTACTATGGCGGAAAAACATGCTCAAGAGTTGGCAAAGGGCCAAATGGCTATTAACGCTGAAGAGGCAAAGCACCGAAACATCTTTGTAGCTGGCTGGCGCCCCTTTATTGGCTGGACCTGTGGCCTTGCGTTATTCGCGCACTTTATTTTATTTCCGTCAGCCGATGTAATTACTGCCTATCTTGGGTATGACGCTGTTTCGTACCCTGCCTTTGATATGGATAGTTTAATGACTATATTATTGGGTATGTTAGGCTTGGGCGGAATGCGTAGCTTTGAAAAGTATAAAAAACTAACTAAATAAGTTACGCCTGGAGGGGTTATGGACGCAATAGCATTAACTGAACATTTATTAAAGAACATCCGACAGCAAAAGGATGACTATGCAACTATGCTGTCGAATGGTGCGGTAGAAAATATGGAAAACTACCGCTTCATAGTGGGTCAAATACGCGGCCTGACTTACTGTGAAGATGAAATAAGAGCCGCGATGAGAGGGGTCATTGAAGATGGCTAAAAAACTATTCGTGCCTGAAAGGGTTGCGGCTAATATGAAGTCTGATGCGCCACAGACAGAAATACCCAAAGCGGTGCAAAAAGCTCTTCCACAAGAAGAGGAAAACAAGAACACGGAGAATCCATCAGAAATGGATGCTTCTGCTTTAGAGAGATTGCCAGACCCTGTTGGCTATCGCCTTCTTGTTATTCCATACTACCCACCAGCAAAAACAAAAGGCGGCATTTATATACCAGATGCTACTCGTGACAGAGAGGCATTTGCCACTGTAGCTGCTTATGTTGTTAAAGTTGGCCCAGATGCTTACAAAGACCAAGACAAGTTTCCCTCTGGCGCTTGGGCATCTGAGAAGTCTTGGGTTCTTATGGGACGATATGCTGGAAATAGGTTCAAAGTGGATGGACTTGAGGTAAGACTCATAAATGACGATAATATTATCGCCACTATACTTGACCCAGCAGATATATCGTATGTATAAAAATACTGGAGGCAACTTATGGATGAAATAATGAACGCAGAAGCAGAAGCAGAAGAAAACTTCACCTTTGATGTTGAAGAAGGCGAACAAGTTTCTGAAAAAAATCAGGAACAACCCGAACAAATGTTCGACTCTGAAGATTCTTCTGAAAATGAGGGCGCTGAAGCTGGTGAGCTAGAAAATTATAGTGAGAATGTGCAGAAGCGCATTAACCAGTTAACCGCCAAGCGCAAGCAGGCAATGGAAGAGGCGGAAGCTGCTTATCAGTACGCCCAGCAAATGCACGCTCAGAACGAAGAGTACAAGAAGCGTTTGAGCGCCTTAGATACTGGCTATACAAATGAATATGGAGCCCGTATCGAGTCACAGCATGAGCAAGCTAAAAAGCTATTAAAAGAAGCTTATGATATTGGCGACATGGACAAAGTTGTTGAGGCGCAAGACCTTATCGCTCGTCTTGCTATTGAAAAAGAACGTGTTCGTGTTCAAAAGGCTCGCCAAGAACAGGCGGCAAATGTCCAAGAAGAGCAAGTTCAACAACCACAACGCCAGCAAGTTCCGCGTCAAGAGGATTTAGACCCCAAGTTAAAGTCTTGGATGTCTAAGAACGATAGCTGGTTCGGCAAAGACATGGTTATGACAGGCGGGGCAAAGGCTATCCATGAAGTTCTTGTTGGAGTTGAGGGGTTTGACCCAACAAGTGATGAGTATTATGCGGAAATTGACAAGCGTATGCGTCAAGAGTTTCCACACAAGTTTCAGGCACAGCGGCAGAACGCCCAAGCAGTTGCGC